TGTCGGCCAAGCGCCGCGTGACGTGATCGAAGAAAAATCCGAGATTGCGCTGGCGGTTCTTGCTCTGCATCAAGTCAAGTGTGACAGAAAAGAGACACTCTTCGCAATTCCGGCACAAGAATGAAATTCAGGGTTGGCAGCGCGCTCGAAATGGATAACCCTATCACCGCCTAATCATGGGCGTTTCCTCCTACACTTCAGCCCCGCTTCGGCGGGGCTTTTTTTCTGGCCGGGCAAATGCGCCCGCGGAGACATCCGTGGTGAACGCGTTGGAGCACGCGCGGTCGCACCGGCGCGCCTCAATGATCTTGTATTGACGTGCGCCGCGGTTTGCCCTTGCGCTCCGCTTGCTCGGCGCATGCCAACCAGGCTTGCGCAATCTCAAGCAGCGCAGCGCGGTCCGTCTCGTTTGCCGCGGTCTTCGCCAGTCGCTTGCATTCCTCGGCGTATTCCCTGAACTTGGCGGGGCTCTGCATGCGCACCCCCGAATTTGTTGTCAAACTCGGGGTGCCAACCGGCAGGGAATGGCGAAAGTTCCAATCGCGGAACCGTGTTTCCTGCGGAACCAAGGCGGTCCGAAAGCGTTGAGGGCTTCCTATTTCCTTCCCTCGGTCTTGATCCGTTGGTCGCGCTTGGCTGCCTCCTCGGCCAGCCGAATCCAGCAATCTGCCATGGCCAGCAACAGCGCCTTGTCGCGGGGATTCTGTACCTTTTGAGCGAGCCTTACGCACTCCGCCGCATGCCGGCGGTAGTCGTCCCGGGACCCAACCACTGCAACTCCCCTCCGTGGGCTGTGGCCGCTTAATTCGCAGCGAGCGGATGTGGTTCCCGGGGGTCTACGTTCGAACACGGCGGGCATCGCGAGCTCGGAACGATCGGTTAATACCCAACGGGCGCAGGCCAGAACTTCTTTATGGTTTGGGTCAGGAGCCGTTTGAGGCCGGCTGCCGGATATTTGTAGAGATACGCCGGAATCAGAAGAGGATGCCGAACGGCGAAAGCGGCATCGTTCTCGACGATCTCCCGAATAGCGAGCAGCGGGATCGGCGATCGCAAGGGTCTGAAATCGGGATTGCAGAGACCTCGCGCGGCACTCTTTGCAGGGAAATCTACAGGGAATTTTGCAAAATCCAGCGATCCGGTTGAGTGGGACATGTAATTAGCCCGCAAAATTCAATGGTTCTGGGCCAAATTCCCTGCTGGACAAAACAGGGAATTTTCTTTCTACGATCAGGGAATTGTCTGAGCGGAACAGGGAAAATGGGAAACTGATAAAGACTCGCCCAGATCCTGGCGCTCCGTTGCCCCCTGCTTACCGTTGCCGGGCTTGGGCGAGTTGCGACGCTCTAAACGAATCAACCGCCGCAGCAAGAAATTGTGGGCTTGTAGGCGATCATTTCATTTGGTCAAATGGTGCCCAAGTTCCGATGCTCGCGTCGATGCCGGAGGACGGACCGGAGGATGTCGAAGGGGCGTGGCGATCGTCGGTGGCAGGGCAGAATCGCCTGCCCTGAGCGAGATAGAGGTGTTGTTTCATGTTGTACGAATCACAATGGTGGGGCCTATCAGAATCGGTCACGCGGGTGACTGGGGCGAGGGGGGCGAGGCCGGATGCAGTGCAAATCGGTATATGCCAAGCCATTTCTGAGAGAGCCATCCCACTCCGCTGCGGATTACTCAGACGGGCAATCGATAATTTTTGTGCTCCGGGCAAGGAACTTAACGAAAGACAAATTGATATTCCATCGGATCTCAAGCCCGAGGATTTTGATTGGGAGAATTCACGGCCGAAGCAACCGTGGCCCCCCCATCGCGGGACCGTCAAGCCACCGGGTCTCTGGTATATGGACATAAAGCTTTTTGGTCCCGATGTTATGAAAGCGTTGTGTCCTTCCCCGGACCGAGGCGGGCCGCGTCAAAACGCGTTGAGCGGTGCCCGGCCAGATGCGACTGCCGCGACGGGCGAAGCGCTCGCGGACGATCGCGATTCAAGATTGGGGACTGGTCCCCAAGAGCTAAGCGAGCCTGTGCTGAGGCGCCGCCGCGGACGCAGACCGTATAGGTTTGAGCCGACGGTGAGCGCCATGAGGGCTGATGTTCTGCAAGGGCGCCTGTCCATGGCGAAACTGCGAAACATGCTCGAAAAGGAGCTGGTCGAGAGGTATGGCGGCGTATCGCGCACTGTTGCCCGAAAAGCCCGTGACGCTGTCTTGTCGGAATTAGAAGCATTGAATTCCGGACAAATTCCGACAAACGACAATTAGCGACATTCGAAAGCCGTCCCCATAATCCTTGCGTTGTTGGGCACCCCACGATCGTTGGGTGGGGTCCCAATGGAGCAATGGATTAAATGAACCAGGGCAAGCAGATTGGGATTACCCCTGTAGCAGGCGGAAACGGCTACATCGTTTCACGTGATTTGAGTCCGAGATTCGTCTCGGTCGCAGGCCTGAGGCCACTTGGACGCGAAACGCGAAAGCACCCGCCGGAACAGGTCCGTAAACTTGCAAAGAGCCTCACGCAATTCGGTTTCGTACTTCCGATACTAATCGGACCAGACAGGCGCGTCGTTGCCGGCTGGGCGCTGGTCCTTGCCGCTCGGCAACTGGGCCTCGCCGAAGTGCCCGTGGTCAGCCTTGCTGACCTCTCCGAAGCCGAGCTGCGATCTTTGCGGCTCGCCCTCAACCGACTCGCCGAAGATTCCCGCTGGGACGGGAAAGAACTGCGCCTGGAACTTTCCGAGATCGTGGCGCTCGCGCCCCATGTCGAGCTTGAGATCAGCGGCTTTGAAATCGTCGAGATCGAGCGGATTCTGGATAGAGATGACTCCGAGGCGGAAGACGACCTGCCATCGATCGATACTGCATCGGCGCCGGCGACCCGTCCGGGCGACCTTTGGCTGCTCGGTGAGCATCGTCTTTTCTGCTCCGATCCATCCTTAGCGGACAGCTACGACCGCTTATTGGGGGCTGAGAGGGCCGCGATGGTGTTCAGCGACGGTTCCCGTGCTTTGGCAATCAATGGCCACAAGCCCGGATTTGGGGTGATCAAACACGGCAATCCCGCGCCGGCCAGCGAGCTGTCCTCAACAGAGGGTCTGGCCTTTTTGAAAACCGTTTTCGGCCATGCAGCTCATTGCTCGATCGATGGCGCCATTCATTTCATGTGCGTGCCCTGGCAGCACGCAAAAGAGGCAATCATCGCCGGCGAGACGATCTACGGCGCGCTCAGCGACGTGTGTATCTTGATCTCGAAAACGAGCAACACACGAAACGGTTTCCTCTATTCGCCGGAGTTTAAGCTCGTCTTGGTGTTCCAGGTCGGCAAAGCGCCACCCATCAACAATATGGCGCGTGGACGCGATGGCCGGCACCGAAAGAATATTTGGGACTACGCCAGGCAGAAGGGTCTCAACGAGAGCACGAAAAGCAAATCCTGCCCCCGCGCGGCCGGCAAACCGGTCAGCATGATCGCTGACGCGATTCGCGATTGCTCCAACGAGGGCGGTCTTATCTTAGATCCGTTCGGTCATATGAGCACAACGCTGATAGCGGCGGAACGAACTCGCCGCCGCGCCAGGGTGATCGAACGCGATCCCATCTTCGCCGACCGTTGCATCGAGCGTTGGCAGCGCATGACCGGCGGCGTTGCGCGGCACGCCGAGACGGGTCGCCCGTTTGCACGCTCCGGAAAAGCAGAAGGCGGCGCGACCGCAGGTGGTGAGTGAAACGATGTCAAAGCGCATGAGAAATTCCGCGCCGACCAATGGCCGTAATGGCACGGGGTACACCGTCGGATACGGCAAGCCGCCGCCGCACGGCCGATTTCGCCCGGGCCGGTCAGGTAATCCCGCCGGGCGCACGCCGGGGGTCGGTAATCTCGGGACGGACGTGCGGCGTACGCTCAAGACGCCGGTCAAATTGAAAGAGGGAGGGCGTTCCCGCACGATTTCGACCCAGGCTGGCGTGCTCATGATGTTGCGGGAAAAAGCACTCAACGGAGATCCACGAGCGCTTGATCGTCTGGTCGAACTTGCGAGCCGCTTCAACAACGAGCCCGTAGCAGCGCAGCCAAGACCTATCCGCCGATGACCGGGCGATCCTCGATTCCTATGCCACGGAGATCATCGCTGCCCATGCCCCGGAAATCACCTCCTCGACCAGACCTATCGCGGCCGCTGCCCCCCGCGGGAGCTGCGCGTCAAGCCTCGGATTCGGCCCCGATGAAAACCACGCAAATAAACGAGCGCGCGGTCGTCGCAGCCCTGCTGCGCAATGAGCTGCGCTATTTCGTCTGGAAGTGCTTCCAGACCATATTGCCGGGCGACCGCTATGAGTCGAACTGGCACATTGACGCCATTGTCTATCAGTTGCTGCAGGTTCAGGCCGGAGAGACGACCCGGCTGCTGATCAACCAGCCGCCGCGGTCGCTGAAGTCGATATGCGTGTCCGTCGCCTATGTCGCATGGCTGCTCGGTCACGATCCAACACGCCGCATCATTGTCGTGAGCTATTCGAATGAACTCGCCGCCGAGCTGCATCGCCAGTTCCGCATGGTGGTTGAGGCGCCGTGGTATCGCGCGCTCTTCCCTGCGATGTGCCCGGCAAAGGACACCGGGACAGAGCTCGTTACCACGGCAGGTGGTAGCCGCTACGCCACGTCTGTGGGCGGCACGCTCACAGGGCGCGGGGGCGACCTCATCGTGATCGACGATCCGCTCAAAGCCGAGGAGGCGATGTCGGAGACGGCGCGCAAACGCGTCATCGACTGGTTTACCGGCGACCTGATTACCCGCCCCAACAACAAGGAGCGCGGGGCGATCGTCGTCGTCATGCAACGCCTGCACGAGGATGATCTCGCCGGCCATTTGATCGAGCAAGGCACCTGGCGCCATCTCGATCTGCCGGCCATCGCCCATGAGGACAGCATAATCCAGACCGGGCCAAACAAGTTCTTCACCCGCCGGGAGGGCGACGTCCTTCATGCGAAGCTTGAAAGCCGAACATCCCTCGAGCGGACCAGGGCGGAGATGGGCCCCCTTAAGTTTTCAGCCCAGTATCAGCAGCGGCCCGTGCCGCAGCAAGGTAATCTTATTCAACGAGATTGGTTCCAGTTTTATGACCAGCTGCCCCCGCCCACTCCTGGCGATCAGATTGTTCAGAGCTGGGATGTTGCCACAGCCGTTGGTGACACCAATGATTTTTCGGTCTGCACAACTTGGCGTATTATTAGGCCGGATTATTACCTGATCGATGTGTTTCGTGGTCGGCTCTCCTACCCCGATCTGCGCCGCAGGGTTCGCGGATTGGCGGAAAAATATGCCGCCACAGCCATTCTAATCGAGAGGGCGGGCCCCGGCCTCGCTCTGCTGCAAGATCTGCGGCAAGACCTGCCGCCCGGCATGACTTACCCCATCGGGATCAAGCCCGAGGGCAGCAAGAAGGACCGCATGAACGCGCAGACAGCAAAGATCGAAGCTGGCCACGCGCATCTGCCCAGGTACGCCGATTGGATTGACAGCTTCCTCCTTGAGCTCCTTGCGTTTCCGCATGGTCGACACGATGACCAGGTGGACAGCGTCTCACAATTTTTGAAATGGGTCGGAGGGCCAAGGTTTGAAACTTTCACAGGGATCGGACTGCCGTTTGTCGGATGCGACCCAAGCCCTGAGGACGACTCCTCGCAAGGCGGGCCTATTCTTCTGTGGCCACCATAGCAGGGTCGGTCGCATTCGGTCGTCGATCGTGTTCTGCCGAGCGAGAATTGCGCCGTCTCCATATTTTTAACGAGCTGAATTCCTGGGAAATATTGTGCTTTGTTTTGCCGCCCCATCGCGTCGCTCTCATGTCTTTGACCGCTCAATCTCGCAGCTGCGCCCTTATCACGGGAGCGGGAAAAGCCGGCGAATCGACCTCGCTCGCGAAAACCCGAGCCGCGTGGCCGCCGGCACTGCCGGCAATGGGCGGGATGCTTGAGCGAGGTTGCTGTCCAGGCCGGGGCGCTTCGCGACTGCGCTGGGGGCCAGGAGCGCTGACGCAACAGACGCTACCGATGAATTCCCGGATGCAACTGCGGGGCTTGCGATCGAACATTGAGGACCCGCCGCTCCGGAAGAGACTTTTCTCACGCAGGGAACAGGCGATGGCTTGCGACGGGAAGCCTCTCCAGTGCTTGGGGGCCAAAGCACTTCTCCTCGGCTGCGGCGATGAGCAGGCCGTCGCACGCCAGTGCGGCTGCGGAGTCTCCTGGGAAGGCGTTTAGCCCGAGGGATGATCATGCAGCCGCAATCAAGTGAGCTGTCCTTTCAAGCACCCGCTGAGGCGACAACTTCCCTTGAGAGCCGAACTCTGAGGCTGCGGTCGACAAGCAACTTTTCGAAATATTCGATGGCCCCCCAGCTGCGCCGAGCCGGCAGGGAAGGCCGTTGGGCTTTGGTCTTTTGCGTCAGCACCGTCAGCGCGGATGCTTCAGCCGTGCTGAGCTGAAACTATCGCGTAGTGAACACGCCTGCTTCCTTCCTGCGCAGCGGCGGCTCAGCGTTCTCCCTGACGTCTCGGATCGACCCCCAACCGCCTCCAGATTCCATCTGGTCGCGCCGCTGTCGCGTGAACACCTCATGAGCCTCCACCCTGCAATCACGCTTTTGATTTCCTGCCCCGCTGACTCTTGCGCAACCGCAGGCCGGGCCCACCACCGTTCTCGTCGATAAACTCCACGCCGGCCGCTTCCAGCGCGCGCCTAATTACTTCCAGAGTCGCTCTACGAGGTTCGTTTAATCCGGCTTCGAACTGGCGAACGGTCACAATGCCAAGTCCGGCTCGATCTGCAAGCTCCTGTTGCGTCCAGTCGAGGAGTCCGCGAGCCGCTCTGCATTGTGCCGAGGTGATCATTGCCGGGAAGCATGGCAAAAGAGGCTAATTCCATCAAATCCGTCGAAAATAGATTGACACGCCATGCAATCTATTTTAGATATTTATATCGTAAATAGATATAAAAGGGTGTAACCTCATGGAACAGCCAACGGGAGACATTTACCCAAACAGGAGAGGCTTCATCGGCGGCTCCGACGCCCGGATCATCATGGGCGACGATGAAGGCGCCCTCATCCGCCTCTGGCAAGAGAAACGGGGCCAAATCAAGCCGGAGGACCTCTCCGGCAACCTCATCGTCCAGCTCGGCGTGGTGACCGAACCGCTCAACCGGCATTGGTACGAGCGCAACACCGGGCAAAGGATCGAATGCGTCCAGCATCGGCTCCGGCATCCGGTGCTCCGCTGGATGGGGGCAACCCTTGACGGGATGGTCGCAGGCAGCGGGGCAGTTTTCGAGGCCAAATTCATGCTGCCCTGGTCGTTCTCGGAAGAAGGGGCGGCCGAGAAACACATGGCCCAGGTCCAACACAATATGTGGGTCACCAACGCCAGAGGCGCGGTGCTTTCGATCATTACCGGCGGCGGCAAGTGGGTCGAAATCAAGCTCGCGGCGGACTCCCTCTACCAGCATCTCCTGCTAACGGCGGAAAAAAAGTTCTGGCGCTGCGTGGAGAGCGGCGAGCCCCCTCGCCTCTTCGGCGCCGAGCCGCCGCGCGCCCGCATCGAGGCGATCCGCATTGTCGACATGAGCGCGTCCAACTCTTGGGCGGAGTTTGCGGCTTTGTTCCGCAACACGCGCGGCGCCTTCCTCGACCATGAACGGGCAAAGACCGAGCTCAAGACCTTAATGCCCGAGGACTCCAAGGAAGCGATCGGGCATGGCGTGCGGGCCAAGCGCTCCAAATCGGGGGCGGTGAGCTTCGATGTTCTCGATACGGAGGCCGCCCGTGCATCGATCCAGTGAATCGTTCGCCGCTTTGGCCGCTGCCCTGGCCAAGGCGCAAGCCCACCTCGTCAACCCGGAAAAATCGCTCACCGCGACCATCCGAACCGGACGAGCTGGCGAGACGGAACGCACCTTCCGCTACGCGCCCCTGTCGAGCGGGCTCGAAATTGTTCGCAAGACGCTGAGCGAGCATGAGATCGCCGTGATTCAAACCACGGCGATCGATCAAGCCTCCCGCATGCTGAACCTGACTACGCTGCTCGCCCATTCATCGGGCGAATGGATCGCCTCCTACTGGCCCGTCTGTTCGGTGGCGGAGGTTGCCAACCCGCACCGGATGGGAGCAGCCCTGACCTACGCCCGCCGCTATGCCCTGTTCACCTTGGTCGGCATTGCGGGCGAGGACGATCTCGATGCGCCCGATATCTGCATGCCAGCACCGGCGACAGGTTCGTCGGCCGCTGGATTGCTGTTCCCTTCGCAAACACAGGGAAACGGCAAGGTTCGCGGTGCAACCAAGACCCCGAGCCCGATGCTCCTTCCGGTTGATGAATCGGCTGCGCTACGCGACCGTCTCCTGAGCGAGGTTGCCGGCCTCGCTTCGCAGGACAGCGCAACAAGCTGGGCCCGCGAAGCCCTTGCCAGCAAGAACAGCCTCACGGCCACCGATGCCAAAATGTTGGAGGATGCGTTCGAGCAGAAGCTATCCGGCTTCTTGCTCGCGCAATCCGCCGCGCCAGTGGCCAGCGGCGAAGGTTCCTCGACTCCAGCTCCCGCCTCGCAGAAGGTCGGAGCAAGCAGCCACACCGATCGGCGCCGGCCGCGCGGGATCGACAAGAGCGTGCTCGCCTTAGGCGCGCCGCGACGCTACCGCAACAAGGAGCATCTACGGTACGTCACCCAACAGCCGTGCCTCCTCTGTGCCCGCAAGCCTTCCGATGCACATCACTTGCGATTCGTGCAGCCGCGCGCGCTTGGCCGCAAGTCGAGCGATGA